TTTATTTGTGCGAGAATATTCTTCATTTCCTCGCTGTTGGTGAAGAACTTCTTTGCCTCGCCGTTCACTTCGATGGCCACAATACAGCGGTCTTCTCCCTGCTCGGTTTTGATACCGGTCTCAAAGTCCTTCACTACAATGGGTAAGTTTACCAGTTCCCGGATGCTTACCACCACTCCGGGGAATCGCTTTTTACCGTCTTCCGGCTTGTAAGCGACATTCTAGTCTTTAAAACTTCTCATTTCTTTGCCTGTTAATTTTTTAAACAACTTATTACAGTCGGTGTGCTTCGTCATGCCGTAGAAACTGGCAATCAGTTCCCGCCGTCTTTTTCTCGATTTTACCTCGTGCATTTTCCGGGCAAACTTCTGTTTGATGCGTTTCCGCAATCTTACATAGTCGGGACGGATAACATAGCCAAGGAAATCAATGCCTTCTTCCACAGGGAACACCCGTTCATTCGGCTTTATTTCCAAGTCTATTTTTCCCATTTGCCCGTGAACAGCATCACGAATCTTCCACAATTCCGCTTTCGTTTTACCGAGTAC